TGTTCCGATTTATAGTTCCGCTGATATTTCTTCAGTCACAACTTCAGGAATGAGTGCTGCAAAAGCAAGAGTCATGCTCGCACTCCTTACTCTTGCTTGCGGTATACACTTGGATAATGGTTTCTGTGCATTCCACACGGATCGCAGCGCCTATCCACCGTACGTTTCTGTGGTACACAGCGACGAGGATGTTGGAATGGTCGTGACTCACGCCACACCTTCTGCCGGAGCATCTCTTGATAAGAGTGTCGATAACTCGTTCTCTTGGACTGCAACGGCTGAAACTGACGAAACCTTTTTTGAAGTCGTAACGGAATCCGCAAAATTTCGGTGGCGCGAAAAGGGTGCTTCGGAATTTAAGGAAATTGATGTAGGTACAGCAACAGAGTGTACTGTCCCTGGCGGTTCCTTCCAGTCCGGAGCAATCGAATGGCAGGTTTGTGTGACTGCCAATTCCGGGGTTATAACAACGACTCCTTGGCAGGAAAATGTGACTCCAGAGCCAATCATTGCAGGGGCATCTCCGATCTCCGGCGTTGTCTCTAAGTATAAGGATAATACTTTCTCCTGGGGCATCATGATCCCGGGCATTGACAAACCTTTATTGCAAACTTGCGCTAAATACCGTTGGCGCACCGGCTATGATCAGCCGTATACAGAAATCGAACTTGGCGCAGAGCAATCCGTCACCATTCCGGCCAACACATTTGAAACAGAAACAGTTCAATGGCAAGTGGAAGCAACCACAGATCAAGGATTTGTTATTACTTCAGAGTGGTATATCTTGACAACTGTTGAGCCATTGCCCACCGCTGTTCCCATTGCACCGAAGAGCACCGTTGTTGATGGCAGCAACCTTGTGACATTCACATGGCAGCACATCATATCCACAGGAACAACTCAATCCAGAGTCGCAATAAGGCTAAGTAAGGATGGTACTACTGAGTTAGCTACAATCATTGTAGAAACATCTGATCCGTTTGCAGAATTGGATTTATCGCAGCACTGCTCTGCAGGCCAAACCTTCTGGAGCGTTTGTACCGCAAATATTGACGATGCTTGGGGACCATGGTCTGAATATATATCTTTTGTTGCTATTCTTCCTCCGGCGGCACCGACCATATCTGTGATCTCCTCCGGCCCGCAGTTTGAGATCTCATGGCAGCAGTTAGAGCAAGAAGCCTATGAGGTTATGCTGGATGATAAAGTAATTTTAACAAAATTTGGAACACAGACAACGTTCCGTTATAACGGATATTTGAGCCCGGGTATATACACCGTATCTGTTAGAATCCAGAATAAATATGGTCTTTGGTCTACATGGGTCAGTGTATTCTTGCATACTTCAAACACAGAGTCTGAGCCGATCAAGCTTTCTGTTCGCGCCGGGACTCCCTCTGTACTTGGTTGGAGTTCAAACGGTGCCTATGAAAAATTCATTGTCTATCGGGATGGAATGAAAATCGCGGAGACAACATCTAACACCTACATAGACCATTTTGCTATAGGAACGGTTGAATACTGTGTCCGGGGTGTTGCTGGCCCAAGTGGTTTCTTTACAATGTCTAATTTGGAGGCGGTGGATGTTTCGGTTCCCGAAATGATAATATCGGGCATCAATCATCCGAAGTGGCTTAAAATCACCTTTTCTGCTGATCCCTTGCGCACTATAGTGATCAACTCCTCACTGTCGGCAACATTCATCAATTGTATTGGACAGGAACTTCCTGATGCTGAAACCAGCGGCTATATGTCCAAAGAGTACCAGTTTGATTGTGCGTTCAAAACCAAGGATCGTGACAGTATCTCTGAGTTTGAAAAGCTCCTGGGACAGACTGTCTGCATCAAATCGCCGCATGGTTATCGAATTATCGGTTTGTTGAATATTTCAAACAAAAGTGAAAATTCCTTCATTACTTCTTATGCAGCATCGGTCACTCAAATTGCTTGGCAGGAGGAAATATCTTGATACGAAATTATCAGACGCGCATAGACGTTATTCGCAATGGTGCAACATTGACCCAATTGATCCCGGTCACCCCGCCAACAATAGACTGCGACGCATCTGGAGAAATCAAGACATCAATGGGCGGTGAGTTTTTAGACAATCCTGCAGTCAATTGGATTACTGACGAGCTCAAGCCATATCAGATCATTGATGGGAAGGAAGCTCCGGTCGGGGTCTTCGCTATTGGTACTTTCTATCACAATACCGATGAGAATGGTGTTGCAAAGGTCACAGTGGAAGCGTATGATCGTGCCCTTTATCTCATGCAGGGAAAAACACAGAATATTCTTCATCTGTCTGCAGGTACAAATTATGTACAAGCTATAGAGCAGCTCCTACTTGTTGCCGGAATTACTCTGTACTCGGCTACACCGACATCAGAAGTTCTATCGACAGATCGCGAAGATTGGGATGTTGGCACTCCATATTTAACGATTGTTAATGCGTTGCTCAATGAAATCAATTATGATTCAATTTGGTTTGACCGAAATGGCTATGCCATGGTACATCCGATCAAGCGACCGTCTGCATCTAATATTGATCATCAGTATGGCAATGACCAAAAACTTCGGGTATTACAGCGCCCCTGCACCATCGAAACCGATTCATTCGATGCAAGCAACGTGTTTATGGTCATTTGCTCCAATCCAGATCTTGGTTCACCATTGGTGTCCAAAGCGGTCAACAACAATCCACTGTCTTCTCTGTCCACAGTAAACCGCGGCCGTGAGATTCTTAGTGTGACGCAGGTTGACAACATTCCAAGTCAAGCTGTTTTGGATGAATATGCCCAACGCCTCTGCTTCGATTCAATGTCTACATCTGAGATTTTGACCATATCGACTATAAATCTCCCTGGCCATGGTGTCCGTGACACCGTTGCATTGCATCATCCTGATGCACAAGGGATATATCAAGAGATCGCTTGGTCCTTGGTCCTCTCGTCCGGAGAAGTTATGACGCATAAATTAAAAAGGTCGGTGATTATATGAGCGAACAAACAGATTTTTTTGCAACAGTTGCCTCTGTCTCTTCTGATGGAGTCACATTGATCTTTGATGGTCAAACCACTCCGACAACAAAAAAATACAAGAAGAATGCCAATGCCTTAATTCTAAAAGGTCAACGAGTTAAGGTGGTTAAGGTTTGTGGTACGTTCATCGTAGAATACCCCATCAGTTAGGAGGGAGCTATGCACATTTTAAAATTAATCGTTCGAAGCCAACTGATTTCGTACAAAGAATGTAGACTACTGGTTGCAGATTCTTTGATGCAAGCCTATGTTGAGTTCGATTTTGACGAAGAGTGGAACGGTCTGATCTGCACAGCCAATTTTGAAAACAGCTCCACGGGAAAAACTGTTTCCGTTTTGTTGACGGAACGGCAAGTGCCAATTCCTCCCGAAGTTCTTGTACCAGGTTATTTGCAAATATCTGTGGTCGGATTGGCAAACAACGGGGCAAAGCAAGTTCCTACGGCCAAAATGGACACACCGATTAAGGTTTATGCAGCAGGCCCTGCCATTGGTGCATTGCCGGAAGGCGTTACACCGGAGATTTGGGAGCAGCTCCTTGCTCTCATTGGTGATGTGTCCAAGTTGGACACATCACACAAGGACAGCATTGTTGGTGCGATAAATGAATTGAGCAGAAGACCCAGCGGTCAAGCCGGGGTTGTTGTGCCTATTACACCAGAGATTATTCATCTTAAGCCTATGCCCATTGTCGGCGATGTGGACGCTGAAAAAAATGTCATTTTGTCCGGCCTGCCGGAAGGGACATACACGTTCTTCTACAAGATGAGTGACGGGGCACTGGTTAAGATTGACACGAAAGCGGTGACGTGATGGAGGTGTATAAAGAATTTATTGCGCATAGTGTGGCGCCGTCAGGCGCAAGGCGGATTGAAGTCTATGACGAAGAAGGAAGGCAGCGGGGAGTTATTCCTCTTGGAAGCCTGACGCCTCCTGATCGGTCAAAGCGGCTGTATTCATTTGGGGCAATATCGGATCCTCATGTGGGTGAAAAACCAGATACTTTCAATCCAAAATACAACTATGACAAAAATTTCATTGCAGCGCTTGAATGTCTGAAAACGGATGATGATGTGAAGTTCGTGATCAATGGTGGAGATCTGTTTGTGTGGGTAACGGAAAAAGATGCACAGGAGCTGGGCACTGATCCGGTTGCGCTTCGAAAAGAATACATGGAGAAGTACGATGTGCTTGTATCCGACCATCTTCCCAACAAGACAATGTTTGTTGCACCCGGAAATCACGAGCAACTGAGCTGGTACCGATATATAGAGAAAGACGGTGAGCAGAAGCAGGATTGGTATATGGTCAACTTGCTGCATGAGTACGGCGGATGGAAGTGTTCTGAAGAAGGTTGCGCAGACGTAGTCAAAACTGTGTTTCTCAATGAAAAAGGTGATGTAGATCCAAACGGAAACGATGTGCTTGTTTTGATGGCTTGTTATCAGTATACTGGCGGACAAGTTGGCCATGAATACACTGGCAAAAATCTTATTGTTGAGAATGTAGGCAAGGAAAATGGTGCTTACGAAAAGACCACGATCACAGTTGAGGATGAAGGTTTTGTGGGGTGGAATAAAGAGTGGCTTGGGAAAGAAATCGAGATGGTTGACGGTGAGGAAACTCCGAGCATTGCAGGATATTCTATCAAGATAACCGGTGTTCCGGAATGGGACAACGGTGTGGGTTATCAGGTTGTTGGTGCAGTCGGAAACGTTCTTAAGATAAGAGCGAAATTGGATGATAACGTTGCTTTTCCCATTGAAGGTGTGAAATTCTCCAGTATTTTTGTTCCACAATCACAGTTGTACCTTGCAAAAAACAATAAGATTGTGCAAATACCTGATGAAGATCTATACGAAAAAATCGGAGAGCTTTTTACCAAACTGAAAAACGATGGAAAAAGAGTTTTTGTGCTGCAACACGTGCCTGTCACAGGTAATTACCCAGAGGGAATGCAAACACCCGAAAATATCTATTGTTTATACAAATCTTTGTTTTATGGAGCGACTGTATTCAGTGGACATACTCATTATGCGTTTGAGTATAAAACAAACGGCAGTCCTCGCCATAGCCTTAATTCCTCGGTCGGGTTTAACTCTGTCCACATACCATCGGTTCATGATCATGCGCAAGGGTATATTGTAGATGTGTACGAAAACGGTATCCATTTGAGAGGCAAAAAATTTGTAGAAGTAGACGGAAAGTTCGTTGCCGAAGATGTTCCTCTTGGCACATATTGGATCAGTACAAAGGAGGGTTAATAATTGGATGTTAGAATTATGAAAGTCGTTGGAGACGATGGCAAAACCTATGATACGATCGTATTCCCGGAAACACCAGATCCTGTGAGCGGTGATACAGAGCAGGCATATAATGACGGTTATGCAGCCGGCCATACAAAAGGATATACGGATGGTTATTCGGCCGGAGAAGCATCTGGTATTGATATTGGTCGAGATGCCGAACATGAAGAATTTTGGAATGTTGTTATGGGTGCTGGGGCACGTGCTAATTACGGTTATGCATTTATGGGATGGAACTGTGAAGAGATAATTCCGCCTGCTAAAATTTCTCCAACAGGAGGAACTATGGCAATGGTATTCGGCAACAATCCGGCTCTCATTGCTGTTCGGGCTGATCATTTCGATTTCTCCGGAGTTCCTGTTGCAAAGAGTGACACTACAGGAAATTACGCTACTTTTGTAGCCTGCACTGCACTGGAAACAATTGAGGATATTGGGCTGATGCCTAATTTTAGTTACAACATGACATTCGCAAATTGCAAAAAGCTCAAAACAATTGCTGCCATGCGTGTGGATGCTGACACAGCATACAACCGCGCATTTGCAGGATGCGGCGCACTTGAGAACATTACGATAATTGGAGTTATCGGACAAAATGGCTTCGATGTGCAGTACAGCCCTTTGCTGACACATGACAGCCTGTTAAGCATAATCAATGCTCTGGCAGATAAAAGCGGCATTGATGGCACCTGGAAAATTACTCTTGGTACGACAAATTGTGCAAAGCTGTCTGATGCTGATAAACAGTTGATAGTGGACAGGGGCTGGTTGTATGAGTAATGGCGATTATAGTCAGAAAGTCTTTTTATGAGGAGAATGCTGTATGGAAGTGATTATCTCTGCAGATACGATTATTAAGTTTGCGTCTGTTCTCGGTGCGCTCGGTGTGATTTGCGGTGCAATTGTAGCAATGTTTAAACACTTCTCGAAACAGAAAGCATTGTCAGATGAGGTTAAAGAAACACGACATGAGCAGGTGATTATCTGCTATGCCTTGCTGGCTTGCCTTAAGGGCCTGCGAGAGCTGGGATGCAATGGAGCGGTCACCCAAGCACTCAACGAAATGGAAAAGCATTTAAATAAGGCAGCTCACGGCGATGAGAATATCAACATGTAAGGAGGAATACATATGAACATGAAATGGTGGAAGGCAGCTGGTATTAGAGCCATCAAGACTGTAGCACAGACGGCGGTTGCGATGATCGGCACCTGTGTGGTGCTGGACGAGGTGAATTGGCTCATGGTTCTGTCAGCCTCTGCGCTGGCAGGCATCCTGAGTCTGCTGACCTCAGTGGCAGGATTGCCGGAGGTAAAGGAATGAGCCTGAAACTTTATCAGTGCCTGCTGATGAAAAACAGATGGTACCGCAGTGGCAGCACGATTCCGATCAAGGGCATCGTAGTCCATTCGTCCGGGGCGAACAACCCGACTCTCAAGAGGTATGTGCAGCCCCATGCCGGGCAGGAGAGTGGCATGATGCGGATCGTGCCTGAGGGTGTGAGTTATGGCCGTCAGCGCTTTGTGCAGCTGCTGGGAGAAAACAGATACGGCAACGACTGGAACAGAGCTGATCAGCCCTATGGCATGCATGCTTTTGTAGGAAAGATGGAAGATGGAACTGTGGCAGCTGTGCAGACGTTGCCCTGGAACAGCTTTCTGTGGGGTGTGGGTACCGGGAAAAACGGAAGCTACAACAGCAGCCACATCCAGTTTGAAATCTGCGAGGATACGACCGACCAGGAATACACATTCGCTTCCTACAAGATGGCAGCAGAGCTGTGTGCCCATCTGTGCCGCGCATACGAGCTGCCGGTCAGCAGCATTGTAAGCCATTATGAAGCAGGAAAATCCGGTTATGGATCCAACCACGTAGATCCGTCTCATTGGTGGAGCCTGTTCGGACTGACCATGGATGGTTTCCGTAGCTATGTGCAGCAGCTGCTGGATGGCGAGAGTGACGATCAGGTGTCTGATGCGTTTACGAAGGCAAAAAAGATGCTTGTGGGAAAGGCAGGTCTATCGGAAGAGGAAATGCAATATCTGCAGTATTATCGTTATGGGAATGATCTGATTAAGAAATTGGCGAAGTCTATTGCGTAAATGCAAAAACAAAAGCAGAGTGCTTAATTGCACTCTGCTTTTATCGTAAAAATAAAGGAGAGACGAACCACTTGCGGTTCGTCTCTTCGCGTTTTGGTGGACGATATAGGACTCGAACCTATGACCTTCCGCACGTCAAGCGGATGCTCTAGCCAGCTGAGCTAATCGTCCGTCAGCAAGGGTTATTATACACATCCCCTGCTTGTTTGTCAAGAACTTTTTTCTTTTATTTTTTCTCTTTCTCTTCCGTGCAAATGGCGGCGATCGATCCTACAAGCAGAAGCACTCCAAACACAAAAAGGGACACACCCCACGCAGTATCCAATTGATTTGCAAAGTATCCGATCATTCCGCTTCCCAGTGCACAGCAGATCGTCTGAAGCGTCGTTTTCATATGCTATTCCTCCCTGCTTATACAAAAACAATTGCCATGCCCACAAACACACCGATCATGACGGCAAAGGCAGGCAATTTGCTGCGCCACATGAGAATGCTCTCAGGCAGAAGCTCACTGAAGGACACATTGAGCATAGCTCCGGAGGCAAAGCTCAAAGAGATGGCCAGCATCATGGGACTGAGCGTTCCCAGATAGTAGCCTAAGATAGCGCCCAGCACTGTAGGCGCTCCGGTCAGGGCTGTCAGCAAGACTGCTTTGAACCGCTTCATGCCGCCGGCAGTCAGAGGAACGGAGACTGCCATGCCTTCGGGAATATTGTGCAGACCGATGACCACTGCCATGGCAAGGCCGCCTGCTGCCATACCTTCGGCAGCAAAGGACGCACCGATGACCATACCCTCCGGCACATTGTGCAGGGCAATGGCGCAGGCCATGACCAGACCTGCCACAAAGAGCTTGTCGCCCTGCTTCTTATGTATATTCAGATGGTCGGCGTGGATCAGTTCATCCAGGCCGTCCGCTGTCTGAGGGTGGCCTTTGTCGATATGGGGAACTTCCTCATTGGCATGGCGGTCAATGAGATAGTTGAGCAGCTGCACCACCAGATAACCCAACAGTGCGCCTACGATCACAACCCAGACATTGGAGCTTTCCATGGCTTCGGGAATGAGATCAAAGAAACAGATGGCAAGCATAACACCGGCAGCAAAGCTCAGAAG